GCGGCCCGCTCGGCCGCTATCCCCTCATGGATCAGAATTTCGGCCGTTTGGTCCGCTAGGTCCGCGAGCAGTTCAGGGTATTTCTCGGCGTTGGCACTCCCGCGCATGACTACACCTCCCTCGGCCAGGTGCTGGATGGTGCGATCTCGCCTCGCAGCCAGCGAATTACCAGACTCATGCATCGAGTGTTCTTGGTCAGCTGCGCATTGCGCCCCAAGCCGAACATCAGGATCGCCGCGCGAGACGCCATCGTTGGCGGCAAGCCCCTCAGCTCCAATTCGCAGGAGAGCGACTCCAGTAGGCGCTTGGCAGCCGCCTTGTCCAGGGCGGCGATCAGCCCGCTCAGTTCCGCATTGCCACAAAACTCCAGCGCCTGGCGCTTGTACATGCGCTGGGCCATGCGCTCGACGTAAACCCACGGCAGCTCGGCATCGGTCACGAGGGCGCGGATTTTCTCCAGCATTGGGCCGCGCTCTTTGGAGTTCAGATTGTTCGGCTCCCGGCCGTGCGCGTTGCGCCGTATCGGCGTGAAGCCTACGGAGCGCATGTGCTTCAGTAGGCGTTCCATCTGGTCTGAGCGCAGCGAGTTAAGGGAGACATGGCCCGCTGCGTCGGCGTGGCCGCCAAAGCGGCTCAAGGTCAACCGATACAGGTCATCGTCCCAGCCGAGCTTATGCCGGCCGGTGTTGATGGTCTTGATCAGCTGACTGCGGTCCATGTCTCTGCCTCTTCGAATTAGTTGCCCCGTATCGGCGGGACCACCCGACTAGATCACGTCCGGAGGAGGTGCGGACGGACGCTCTGGATGCCGGAGTTACTCGCCACCGCCGGCTGGGCGCCGCGCACACGGCGCGGAAGCGTATTCAGTTAATCGGTAGGATCGGCGTCCACGTCGTCTGCCTTCAGCAGAGCCTTCAGCATCTTGTCCAGCTCACCATCGACGGGGCGGATCAATACCTTGTCGGTCGCTTCCTGGACTTCCACGCCGATCTTCTTGAGGTCGCAGGCAGGCAACTGAGAGATAGCGTCCTTGACCGGCTTCTCTGTGGTCTGGACGAGAATGTCGAACTGATCCGGGAACAGCTTGCGGATCAGCTTCACGGTGCGATCCTCGTCTGCGATCACGGTCTTGCCCTTGCCCTTCTCGAAGCCGACCTTGATGCCGTGGAATACCTGGGACTTCGGGCGCTTGAAGTGCTGCGGATTGAGCTGGATGGCGTTAGTCAGCTCGGCCTCAGCCGCCTTCGCCGCCTGCAGCGCCAGACGAAGCAGCGGCATTGCCTTGCGCTTGGCGGCGTCGATCTCGTCATTGAGCTGGCCCAGGCGGTCGGCGAGCAGGTCGCGGGCACTGCTGTAGTTCTTGGCCTTTCCCTCGATGTCGCTGAGGGAAAGTGTCACGCTCGGGGGATTGCTGGTCATGCAGTTTCTCGGTTGGGGATATTGATCGGCAGCCGGAGCTGGCCACGCAGATCGGGGATGGCAACGCCGCGCATTGCCGCGATCTGCGCGAGTGTCGCGGCGGCGTGGTCGTGGAGGTACTGGCAGGTCTCTTCCAGCTCCGCCTCGGTGATGGCGAGGAAATAGCCCTCCTTTGGCCGGCCGCAGATCGGCTGACCTTCCAGGCGCAGTTCCTGGATGGATTCGCGCAGGCGGCGCATCAGCGTCGGTGTGCTGTTGCCGAAGAGCGCATAGGCAATCTCGGACGCATGCGCTGCGCGGGCACGGCCCTTGTGGTTGTTCAGGATCGCGAGTAGCTCGTCGCGACGCATGGTCGGTGCGTGGGGTGTCATGCGGCTTTCTCCGGGGATGGACTGGTCATACGGGCGGCTTTGGCGATATCGGCGTGCAACCTGGCGACGGCGGCATCGATCACAACTTCAGGGAATCGGTCGCGCTCGTCATCGGCCAAGTCCTGGATGCTGCGGATCGGCCGCTGCAGCCGCTCCATCTCGCGCTGACGTGAAAGGATCGTCGCGCAGACATGACGGACGTCTCTTTCGAGCTTTTCCGCTGCTGTGATTTCCGTAGATGGCGAGCTGGTCACTTGACGATCGCCAGCACGGCGGCGTTGCTCGACGCTCTGTTCGGCGCTCGCCTCGACCTTCTCAACCAGGCCAACGATCACTTCGTACAGATAGCCGTGCGACTTCAGCGGAAGCTGCAGATTGGCGCGCTGATCATGCATATTCTCGAAGGCGCGCAGCCAGACAGCGGAAGGCGCCAGCCACTGACGGCGCTTGCGCTCGATAGCGCCGCGCTGTACGTCCGGCAGCAGCTCCTCCAACAGGCGGCGCGCGCGCGGCCAAGTAAGCTTGTGCTTGGCTGGGCTGAACAAAGTCAGGTAGCGCAGCACGGCGTCCGCCAATTCGGTCGGTACCTGACCCATCAGGCGCGAGAAATGGCGCGCCTGGGCATCATTGGTGAAGGCCACCAGGTCACCGGCGTAGCCGCAGGCAGGGCAAACGCAGGCGGTCATGCTGCCGTCTCCACGCGGATATCAACCTGCCGGCCTTCCAGCTGGCAATCGAACCGCCGCTTCACGCCGGTAACATCCCGCAGCCACGGAAAGCGCCGATGGAAATCGGCACCTAGCCTGTGGCTGGCAGCACGCTCGAAATGTCCGTTGTAACTACCCCACACCGACGTGATGTGTCGGAAATCCTCCGGCGTGCCGCGCGCGACTGCGCCATGAACGTGCCGCTGCTGCCAGTGATGCAGCGTTTCCCGTGCATGCTGGATCACGCGGCGGCGCACGCGCAGATGGCTCGGCAGCACGATGTAGCCCAGGAAGTCGATGCCCTGACTCAGTGGTGCCAGGCGCACGTCGTCTTTCAGGCCGAGCTGCAGCTGCTCGGCGAGGAAGCACTCGATTTCAACCTTCCAGGCTTCGAGTTGCTGCCGGCTCTGATGGACGATCACGAAATCGTCCACGTAGCGGACATAGCGCTTGACACCCAGCCGGCGCTTGATGAACTGATCGAGCCTGTCCAAATAGACGTTGGCAAAGAACTGGCTCGACAGATTGCCGATCGGCAGACCGCGACCCGGTGCGGCGCATTCGAGGCGCTTGTGCATCGGCACCAGGGCGCGCTCTGCCGCGCTGGACAAGTGGATGACGCCGTTGCTGGTCGGCGAATGGCGCAGCAGCGCATGGGTGATCCGCTGGACGTGCAGCGGCACACCACAGCGCACCATGCGTGCCTTCAGGATCGCCCACAGCCGCGCGCGCGGAATGGAATAGAAGAAATTTCGAATGTCGAGCTGCAGGAAGTGGCCATGCCCTTGGCCGGACTGCACCTGGCGGACGTGGTCATGCAGCCGGCTCACAGCCGCATGCGTACCCTTGCCGACACGGTTGGCGTAGCTGTCGTACGCGAACGTCGGCTCGAAGATGCGCTCCAGTTGCTGGATGAGCCAGTGATGCACCACACGATCCTCGAAGGCGGGCGCGTGGATTTCCCTGGCCTTCGGCCGGGTCGCGACGAAGCAGGCCGGCGGTGCCGGCTGCCAGCTATCGTCATTGAGCCGGGCCTGCAGGCTCAGAAGGCTGTCGATCCAGCGCGCTTCGAAGGCGAGCTGACTGCGACCGGGCTTCTTCTGCCGGCGCGCGCGCTTCCATGCATCGAACAGATCGGGCAGTTGCACTGCACCCTGACACTCACCGGCGCCCGCAGGCGCGGAACGCACCAGCCGGACGAAAGCGTCGTTGTTGTGATGGATGTCGTTGGAATTGCCGTTGTTGAAGTTGACGGCCCACGAGTAACCCGAGTCGGCAACGAAAGGCGACGCGTCCCCGCGATCTTGCGACCCGTCCACGCGGCCCGATGGGAGGCGTGGATTCGTCATGGATTGGCCTCCGGCCTGGAGGCGTCGCGGGTACTCAGTATCTGGGCACGCTGCAGGCCGGCATGCTGCCCGGCTGCACTCTGGCCCTTGGGGTGCTTCTTCTGCCAGCCGCCGCACTGGCGGCCGAGGTCCGCCGCGAGGCGGATGATCTGCTCGAACTCGGCGAAGCTGCGGAACGCTTGCAGGCTCTTGCCGAGCTGCAGGGTGACCTTCAGCTCGTCGATGGTCCAGGCCATCTTGTCCAGCCACATCGCCCGGTTCTGCGGATCGCGCCAGGCGCGATTCGACAAGCGCACAACCTTGCGTATCTGCTTACGCAGCTCCGCGCCGGTGGCGTACTTGTGATACCTGGGGAACACGCGTACCGCCTTCTCGATGTCGAGCATCAGACGCTCGGCAAGACGGGTGATCTGCGGAATTCCGGACGATGTGGATGGCTTCATGGTCTAGCGCCAAAAGGCTGAGCTACTGACCGGCGCCCGCAGGCGCGGAACGCACCAGCCGGACGAAAGCGTCGTAGCCGGGACGGATGACGAGGGAACCGCCGAGGTGGAAGAAGACGGCCCACGAGGAACCCGAGTCGGCAACGAAAGGCGTGCGCGTGCGATACCAGTTGCTCTTCGTGTCGGGGAAGAACACCGGGTCTGCCGCCGGGGCGTAGCGCGTCAGATCGACGATGCTGTCCAGCTCCTGGCGCTCCGGCACGCGCCAGCCGTTACCGGCTTCTGCGGCGGCTTGCTCGGCCTCTTCTTCCGTCATTCGCCTGGGCAGCGTCTTACCCCAGATGAGGTTGGTGCGGGTGTCGAGCACGGCGGCGAAGTCTTCCGCCGTCACCGGTAGCGCGCGGTCCTGGGCATCAAGCTTTACAAGTTTAGACATGAGTGAACTCCGTTGAGAGAAGGCCAAAAGGCCGAGTTACTGACCGGCGCCCGCAGGCGCGGAACGCACCAGCCGGACGAAAGCGTCGTCGTCGTGATGGATGAAGTCGGAACCGCCGTAGTCGAAGGAGACGGCCCACGAGGAACCCGAGTCGGCAACGAAAGGCGTGCGGCTGCGGTACCAGTCGCTCTTCGTGTCCGGGAAGAACTGCGTGTCGATCGCCGGATTGAAGCGCGTCAGGTCGCGCAGGCTTTCCAGTTCCAGCTGCTCAGGGACTCGCCAGCCCTTCTTCTGCTTGGTGGCGGCGGCATCGGCCTGCGCATCCGTCAGGCGCTTGGGCAGTGTCTTGCCCCAGATGAGATTCGTCTGGGTGTCGAGCACGGCAGCGAAGTCTTCGGCCGTCGCCGGCAGCGCGCGGTCCTTGATGTCGAGTTTGATGAAGCGGGTCATGTTGGATTCCTCAGTGGGTTGGGTTCTGCGATGAGAAAGAAGGGGTAACGATCTGCAGGC